TTTCAATAATAAGTTTTTGTAGGAAGATTGACATGTTATCCGCACGTTCTTTAGATGCGGATATAATCATAATTTTACGTTCTGAATCGTTGAATAGAGTCCATAATACAAAAGCACCAGTAATCCAAGACTTACCAACCCCACGGAAAGCTTGTATCTGTAGTCGTTTAGGACCATATTGTAGGTAATCGGCTATAGCATATTGAGCTCTTGTAGGTGATGGGAGGTCAAGCTGATCCCATAAAGCTTGTAGGAAGAGCTTGAAGTCTTGTTTTAATAGTGCTAAGGAGTCATTCATAGTCCATACTTTTTCTTTTTCTTTTCATATTCTGAATTATCATCACCAAATGTAGTAGATAATTTTGCACTTGGATCGTCTGCTTTTATATTCATTTCTAAATTACGTTCCATACCTTTCTGTACTCCACCTGGATCAGGAGAACGAGTAGAGAAATCTACATTACGATATGCAGCTGCTTTAGAATTTTTAGCTAATGTATCACTAACACCTTTTACAGAGCCAATAATTTTTTGTAGTGCATCACCTTTAGTCTTGACATCGCCTATTTGCTCCTTAAGTTCTTTGTTCAACCACCTTCCTATTCCTCCTTCCTTTTCTTCTTCATCCTTATAGTCTGGTCCTGTTTCTGCCATTACATTGCTCCTCCTAGTGGGTTAATAAGTAGTGATTGTAGTGTTTTTCTAGCACCTTCTAATACTATAGCAGTGCCACCAGCTCCAATCGTAAGTAATCGTCTTTTCCAGTCCGCACCTTCTCTTAGTTGTTCTAAAGAAGGTCTTTTAAACTTTCCATCTGGATTTAAGATTTTATCAAATTCTTTATTTTCTGTTTTATCTCTATTGATTCCTTGTTGTACTGTAGAATCTCTTTGAATCATTAAAGGTTTACCTTTAGAATCTAGTTCGCCAGTATCAATATACTTACCAGATTTCTTTAACTTTTCACCTTTAGTTCTGTTCTTTTTTTTAGGATAGGTAGTAAAATCCTTACTAGCTCCAGGAGATCTATACTCCCCTTTATTTGTGTAATCTTTTCCCATAGTTATCTATCTAAGGATCCTTTTTTATTAAATACAGTACCTCTAATACCACGAATAGCTGCTCGACCTTCAGCTTCACGGGCTGCTAATTCTTCTCTACCAAGTCTTCTATCAAGTAAAGCGTCATCTATAAATTGAGATTTAGCTCTACCAGCTTTTACTCCAATTTCAGTACCTTCACCTATAAACTTACCTTCATCTAAAGCATTTAAATAGTTATCAATTAACCGTTTCACTTGAGCTGGGAATTGATCTAATTGTTGTTGTCCAATTAAAGCATTCTTACCTCTACCTTGCCATCTTCTAATATTTCTTCTTAAATATTGCATGAAATGATCATGTCTTTCAAACGGTATTATATTATCTAAAGCTCTACCAAAGTCTCCTAAATATCTAAGGAATTCTACTTCAACATTAGGACTAGTACCCATTATTAAATTAATTATTTTAGGAGCATCCATTCTAGCTCCTCTTTTTAAATTCCCAGGTTCTACTAATTTATATTCTTTACTTTTAGGATTCCAGATTTTAAAATCTCTAATAGAACGGTTTATTTCTATACGTAAATTAGAAGCATAATCAGCAGTCATAGGTACTCCTACTCTACCTTCTCTAGCTATATTCTTAGCAGAATTAATATGACCTTTAGCAAATACTGGGTATTTCTTAGGATTACTAGCCATTTCTAAATACAGCATATATAAATCCTCATCTGTTATCATTGCTACACCTTCTGGAACCATATCATCAATACTATCGAGAGCAGTAGAAGCAAATTCAAGATAATCAAACTTAAACCTTTGATTTACTTGTTTAATTTCATCTTCTATTGTACTATAAGCTTTTCTTTGTATATTAATAAAGTCTTGTACTTGAGCATCTGTAGCATTATGTTTTTTCTGTAATGGTTTCATTATCTCTGCCCATTTCTTTCTAGATGTAGGAGATGGTCTAGTGTAACCTTTCCAATGTCCAGGTTTAATACTCTTAGCTTTTAAACCGACTTCATATCCTGGTCCTGTTGTTGCTAGATTAAGATCTTCTATAGTAGGGAAAGCTTTATAACCACGTTGTATTTGTATATATCTTTTTTCTGGAGTAGTTAATTCCATCCAATTACTAGGTAAATCAGTTTTAGGTACTTTCTTAAACCCATCTATCTGAGCCATCATTTGAAGACCAAGATCACTATCTAAAGTTGGTAATATGGCTTCTTCTGGAATAAATTGAGAACCTTTTTGAAAAGCTTTACCCATTTGATACTTACCCCATTTAGCTTTACCTAATAAAGTAGCTTTACGAATACCTTTATCAGCTAATATTCCAGTACCAATACGTGTACCCCATCCAGCAAATCTAGGATCTAACCATGGTGTAAGTTCTGCACTCATCTCTCTAGCTTTACCAGCTAACCAATCTTCACCTTGAGCTATCTTATCTAAGAAAGGGATTTTAGATATAGCCCATCCTATATTTTTAACTCCTCCTCCTAAGAGTCGGAGCATATCATCAGTATATCTATCAGGATCATCTTGTGCTTGATTCTGGAGCCATTCCATAGTACCAATGACTCCATTCTCTATATTATCAAGCATTTGAGTACCTAGATATACTCTATCGTCCTCTCTAGGATTGTAGGCCATTTTACTACGCCTCTAATTCTAATTGGGTGATAGGATTTAATAGTAATCTTTGTTTAGCCTTCTCATTAAATCCAGGATAAGCACGATCAATATCACCAACTCTAGATTTTAACCATGACTTAGGATATTTCTTTAATATTTCATCAGCCCAATGCATTGCAGGAGCCTTCTCTTTCACTAAAACTTGTTCATCAACTATAGGGATACTACCAGGAGTCTCAATCTTTTCAGACTGATTAGAATTTATATTATCATTTGCTTTAATCTTTCCTGTATATCCATATTCCTCATCAGCTAGAGCACTTGATTCACTTGATTCAGTTTCAAATACATCCTCTTTTGATTTAGTCTTATCAATCTTTAATAGATTTGAAGCTCTACTTTTATTAAGTTGAACATTTGGTAATCCAGAATTTATAATTTGTAAAGCTTTATTATATCTATTAGGTAAAACCTGGTTTAGCTTCTCTTGTGCATTATCTACTTTTCCCTGTAAGTCTTTTATTTTTTCAATCTTAGCATGTTGTGTCTGACCACCTGTTATTACTAATTCACCTTTATTGTTATAAGTATAACGTGGTTTATCAAATCGTTTAGGTTTATCACCTGGTTTAGCTTCTTCAAAAAATTTCCCTCTATCTTTAGCTATAGATAGTTGACCTTGAAGATCTCTAAGATTAAACGCTTGTCCAGCTCTATCTAAACTAATTTTATTAAAGTTTATAATAGCTTGAAAGGAACTATTAAGTTCTTTTCTTATTTTACTTTTATAAGCATTATTAACCCTTTGATTAGTTCTTGTATCTAACCAATACGACTCTCCTTCTGGATTAGTTATATACTTAAAATGTTTCTTCTCATAATCATCGTAAAGACCTAAAGATAAGGTCTTCCTATTAACAGGAATGCCATACCGATCTCCAAATGTTTTATATAAAGTGTCAAGACTTTGTTTTTTGTTAAATGGTTCTGCCATAGTTACTTACGTTTAGCCCCTCCTCTAGCACGATTCTTTTTACGTGATTCGATGGTGAGTTTTTTTCCTTTATGAGAAACATCTTGTTGAGGACCAGGCTTAAGTTTACGCCTAATCTTCAGTAGATCTCTACGATACTTTCTCTTAGCGGGTGATTTACCTCTTTCAAGTTCATCTCTACGATGTTTTAGTCTAGATTTCTTATTTTTTCTATAGAACCTAGCTGTTTTGCCTGGTTTAGGACTTAACTTTGGAGCCATATAATCGCCTCTGTACGAGAGTAGGGTCTACAGTGGGTATTAATCTATTTAATTTATCGAGTGGACTTCCTTCATAAGCAACGCCTGTGATGTCATTAGTCTTAAGCCAATCACAGGCTGCCTTAAGATCTTGAGTGGTAGCCTCGCCAGTGCGAATTCTCTTGAGAAAATCTTCAGTGACGAGTCTATGAAGTTCATTAAAGTTATCTTCCGTTGCTTTTTTTGGAAGTACTTTTACTTCTTCCATTAATCTTTAGTTCCAGGGAATAAATTTTTCTTAATTAGTTCGACTGCCTTATCATCAATGGTATTATCAGTAGACTCAGCATATGCTTCAAGTAGTTGTATAACTAATTCTTTAACTGCAGAAGAGCTAAGGAATGCCATTAGGATGGGCTTGATAAGTAATGTTGTCATGGTGAATTAATAGTGTTTTTTAAAAATATATAAAGGAGTACGGATACGCATATCCATACTATAAAGGATGTCATTCTGACTCTTTAGCTTTTTCTTTTGCAGCTTCTTCTGCTGCTTTCTTCTGTGCTTCAAGAGAAATCTCTAATGAAGTAGGATGCCTTGGTGTTACCACATCAGGCTTATAAGCATTTAATGTACTCATTTTTTATTTGGA